CTCACCAACATCAGCGGCAGCACCTGGTTGGCCTCTGGTGAGTTTGTCACCGCAGGCACTCAAGGCAGCATCATCTCCGGCGGTGTGGTCACCCTGGCAGGCGTGCTCGACTACCTCCGGGTGGTCACCGCCAACGGCACTGACACCTTTGATGCCGGATCGATCAACGTCTTCTTCGAGTGATGGCAGTCCGCAGCAAGCAGGGCGCCGCCCGCATCGATCACCAGCCCGGCCCGCCCAAGACCACATCCCAGGGCCAGGGCCAGCGTTCACGCCCGCGCCGTCGCGGCCGTAAAAAGCTGCGCGGTCAAGGCCGCTAGACTCAACCCGACAGGAGGCTTCCAGCCATGCCCACGACTTTCCTCCATGGTGTGGAGGTGCTCCAAATTGACACTGGGGCCCGGCCGATTCAGACCGTGCGCTCCAGTGTGATCGGCCTCATCGGCACTGCGCCCGACGCTGACGCCGCCAAGTTCCCGCTCAACACCCCGGTGCTGGTCGCTTCCCGCTCTGAGATGGCGGGCCTGGGTGAAGCCGGCACCCTCCAGGCGGCGCTCGACCTGATCTACGACCAGGCCGGTGCTGTCGTGGTGGTGGTGCGGGTGGCGGAAGGCGTCGACGAAACCGCCACGATCAACAACGTGCGCGGCGGCATCAACAACACCACCGGTGCCTACGAAGGCGTTCACGCCTTCCTCGCTGCTGAGAACGAGGTCGGCTTCAGCCCCCGCCTCCTGGTGGCCCCGGGCTTCACCCATCAGCGCACCAGCAACGGCATCCTCTCGATCGCCGTGCAGACCCAGGGCTCCGGCTACACCACCGCACCGGCCGTCACCATCAGCGGCGGCGGCGGCTCCGGCGCCACTGCAGTCGCCGTGCTCGGCACCGGTGCCAACGCTGGCAAGGTGGTGAGCTTCACCATCACCAACCCCGGCAAGGGTTACACCACCAACCCGACCGTCACGATCGCCGCACCCCCCTCCGGCGTGCAAGCCGTGGCCGGGACCATCAACCGCGGCACCGTTCGCTCCGAAGTGCTGGCCGAGCTGCTTGGCATCGCCAATCGCCTGCGCGCGCACATCATCGCGGACGGTGCCAACACCACCGACGCCGCTGCCATCCAGATGGCTGGTGACTTCGGCAGCCGTCGCATCTATGTGGTCGATCCCTGGGTCCTGCGCGATGGCTCTAGCGTGCCCGCGTCGGCTGGTGTCGCTGGCCTGATCAACAAGGTCGACAACGAGCGGGGCTTCTGGTGGAGCCCCAGCAACAACGAGATCAACGGCATCGAGGGCACCGCTCGCGCCATCGACTTCACCCTCGGCGACTACACCAGTCGGGCCAACCTGCTCAACGAGGCCAAGATCGCCACGATCATCCGCTCGCAAGGCTTCCGCCTCTGGGGTAACCGCACCCTCGCCAGCGATCCCAAGTACGCCTTCTTGAGCATCAGTCGCACTGCCGACATGGTGGATGAGTCGATCCTTCGCGGGCATCAATGGGCCGTCGATCGCTGCATCACCGCTACCTACCTGGAGGAGGTGCAGGAGAGCGTGCGTGGCTACCTCCGCAGCCTCAAAGCCCGGGGCGCAATCCTCGGCGGCGACGTGTGGGTGGATCCCGATCTCAACACCCCGGCGAACATCGCCAATGGCCAGGTGTTCTTCGATTACGACTTCACCGGGCCCTATCCGGCCGAGCGCGTAACCTTCCGGTCGCACCTGGTCGATTCCTACGTCGTCAATCTCTTCGCTTGAGGACCTGACCCATGGCCCAAATCCCCCGCGTTCTAAAGAACTTCAGCCTGTTCATTGATGGTCGCGGCCTCGCCGGCACCATCCAGACGCTCACCCTGCCTACGCTCACCACGAAGATGGAAGAGTTCCGAGGCGGCGGCATGGACGCCCCCGTGGAGCTCGACATGGGGATGGAGAAGCTGGAGGGCAGCTTCGAGCTGGCCGAGTACAACCCCGACATCATTGCCCTGTTCGGCCTGGCCTCCGCCGACGCACAGCTCACCGCTCGCGGCGCCATGCGTCGTGATGGCGAGGCTGCCGTGCCGGTGGTGGTGAACATGACCGGCGTGATCAAGGAGCTCGATCCGGGCGACTGGACCTCGGGCGACATGAGCACCGGCACTTTCGCCTACAGCCTGCGCTACTTCAAGCTCACCGTCGGCGGCCGCGAGCTGGTCGAGGTCGACAAGGTGAACATGATCCGTCGCATCAGCGGCGTGGATCAGCTTGAAACCATCCGCGCTGCGATCGGGGTCTGATCTGAATGACGAAGAACCTGCATCCGAACACCGCGAAGATCGAACTCGACTTCCCGATTGAGATCAGCGGCGTTGAGGTGAAGCACCTGGTCATGCGCCGCCCCAAGGTCCGCGACATCATGGCGGCGCAGAAGGGCGGCGGCAGCGAGGCTGAAATGGGCATCGCCCTGGTGGCGAACCTGTGTGAGATCACGCCTGATGAGGTGCTCGAACTCGACGGCCTCGACTGGGACAAGTGCGAGGCGCAGGTCGCGGCTTTCAAGTCGGCCAGGTCGCAGAGGAGCAGCTGAGGCAGGCGATCATCGTCCTGTCGAGGCTGACCGGCTGGGGTCTGGCCGAAGTGCTGGAGCTGGAAGTGGATGACTTCTGGGTTTGGTTCAAGCAAGCCCAGATCGTCAATACTGAGATCAACAAGCAGGTGACAGGCAAATGATCGGGGGCGGCGCGCAGAAGATCACGGTTGAGATCGGCGGCAAGATCGCCGGCAGCCTTGGCGCGTCGCTTCGTGCAGCTCAGACGCAGGTCTCGAGCTTCGGGCGGAACGTGAACCGCACGATGAACGATGCGGCCCTTGCCGGCCGCAAGGGCTTCAAGGGGATGTTCGACAACGCGCTGTGGCAGCAAGCCGCAGCCGGCGCTGCAGCGATTGGCGTGGGCATGGTGGCCAGCGTCAAGGCGGCCGCGCAGTTCGAGCAGGTGCTGAGCGAGATCGGCAAGACCGCGAACGTCAGCGGCGATCAGCTCAAAGGCATCGGCAAGGATCTGCTGGCGCTCTCCGGCCGCAACCGCACGAACCTCGGCCCGAAGATCCTGGCGGAGGGCGTGCAGGACCTTGTGGCCCAGGGCCTCGAGCTGAAGGATGCAGTGGCGTCGATCGAGTCGCTCGGCCGCGTGGCGACCGCCACCAACTCCGAGCTGACCGACGTCACCAAGACCGGCTTCCAGCTGCAGAACGCGCTGAAGATCCGGCCGACTGAGCTCAAGGCCACCTTCGATGCGCTGGCGTTCGCCGGCAAGCAGGGCGCCTTCGAGCTGAAGGACATGGCGCAATTCATGCCGACGATCGCTGCAGCGGCAGGGACGCTCGGCATCACCGGCAAGCAGGGCGCCATCGCCCTGGCGAGCATGATGCAGATGGTGCGCAAGGATGCGCCCGATGCAGGCCAGGCCTCAACGCGCCTCACCGACGCGATGCTGAAGATGACCGCGCCGGACGCGGTGAAGAACTTCAAGAAGTTCGGCGTCAACATCGAGCAGGTGCTGAAGAACGCCAAGGCCAAGGGCGTCAACCCGATGGAGGCTGCACTCAACGAGCTGCAGCGAGTGACCGGCGGCGACGCTTTCAAGCTGGGTCAGATCTTCGGCGACAAGGAGGCCAAGCTGGCCCTGATGTCGCTGATGAAGTACCGGAAGGAGTACGAGAAGCTCAAGCGCGAGGCAGGCGGCTCGGCCGCTGCCGGCACTGTCGACAAGGACTATGAGCGCTCGATCAAAACCTTTGCCGGCACGCTGGCGAGCTTCCAGAACAGCGCGCAGCGGCTGGGCATCAGCGTCGGCACTGCGCTCCTGCCGCCCCTGACACGAATGGCGGAGATCATCACGCCGATTGCAGAAGGCATCGCCAGTTGGGGGGCAGCCAATCCGGCACTGATGACCGGCGTCGTGGCGATCGGTGGAGCGGTTGCTGGCCTGGTGCTGGCTCTGCCGATCATCGCTGGCGTGATCAGCGCGATCGGCACCATCGGCACGGCTATCGGCGCGGTCACCGCTACCTTCCCGGTACTCGCTGGCATCGGCACCGTGATCGCTGTGGCGGCCGGCCCGATCACGCTGATCATTGCCGGCATCGTGGCGATCGGCGTGGCGATCTACGCGTTGGTGAAGAACTGGGGCGCCGTCAAGCAGGCTGGCGCCAACGCCTGGGCCGGCATCCAGTCGCTCTGGGGTAGCTTCGCCACCTGGATCAGCGGCGTCTTCAACCAGGCGCTCGGCGTCATTCGCGCGTGGGGGCCCAAAGTCCTCGCGGTGATGTTCCCGATCCCGGCGATGATCATCAACCTGTTCTCCAGCAGCGGCATCGGCCAAAAGATCATCGGCTCGATCATCGAGGGCCTCAAGGCCAAGGCCGGCGAGCTGTTCGGCTGGGTCTCGGGGGCCTGGGGGCGGATCAAGGGCATGGTCGGCGGTGGTGGCGGCGCTGCCCCGACCACAACCCAGCCCCCCGGCCGCGCCACCGGCGGCCCCGTCCGCGCAGGCCAGCCCTACATCGTCGGCGAGCGGCGCCGTGAGCTGTTCGTGCCTGGCATGGATGGGGCGATCATCCCGCGCATCGCCAGGCCTGCTGCAGGCGGCGGCGGTGTCACCATCCAAGCCCCCGTTACCATCCATGCAGGGGGCGGCAACGCGATGGAGATCCGCGATCAGGTGCGCATGGCTTTCGAGGATCTGATCGCTCGCGCCTACGGCGACTATCGGGTGGCGCTCAATGACTAGCCGACCGCTTTTCCAGCTGGGGTCGTTCCAGTTCGACCTGCCGAACGGCGTCCCGCAGACGCTCGATCGCACGGCCGAGTTTCGCTGGGAGAGCCAGGACCGGCTGCTGCGTGATCCGGCGGTGCAGTTCCTCGGCCCCGGCAGCCAGGAGATCACCCT